GTTGTCACAGATGGTGAACCAGCGTATCTCTTCGCAACCCCGGGGGTAACACGGCCTTGCCGGTACTTTCAATCGTCAGCCCGCAACAACTGACCGCACAAGAGGCTGAGGCCGACAGGCAGCGCGTCGCATCGGAAGACGCCGCGGCGGCCAGCGCCACCATAAATTCCTCCCTCGTAGCCTTCATCGACAACCAGTTCGGCATCATGGCGCGGCACCGCGACGGGTCGCAGGGCTGGTCGGACCGCCTGACCACCGCCATGCGCGTGTTCAACGGCCAGTACGACGTTTCCAAGCTCATGGAGATCCGGCGCTTCGGCGGCTCGGAGATCTACGCTCGGCTCGTTGCCGCCAAGTGTCGCGGAGCAACCTCCCTGCTGCGCGACGTCTACCTGGCCAACGAGAAACCGTGGGGTCTGGAAGCGACGCCGGACCCCACGCTGCCCGACGACATCATGCAAAACGTGATGAGCCTGGTGCAGGTCGAGATCCAGACCATGCTGCGCTCCGGCCAGCCGCCGACGCCCGACCAGATCAAGGATCGCGTCTCAGGGCTGATCGCCGCCGCCAAGCGCGCCGCCATCAAGAAGGCCCGCTCCGAGTCCGAGCTGGCGTTCAAGAGGCTCGACGACATCCTCACCGAAGGCGGCTTCTACGAGGCGCTCGCCGAGTTTCTCGTCGACCTGCCGCTGTTCCCCTTCGCCTGCATGAAGGGGCCTGTCGTTCGCGTCGTGCCGCAGGTCAAGTGGATCAACGGCAAGGCGCAAATCGTCAACAAGCCGAAGATGTTCTGGAACCGGGTGTCGGGGTTCGACATCTGGTGGACGCCAGGCGTCTCCAACATCGCAGATGCGGCGGTGATCGAGCGCTCGCGCCTTGTCCGTTCCGACCTCAACCAGATGCGCGGGCTGCCCGGCTATGACACCGCGGCGATCGACGAAGTGCTCAAATGGTACGGCCAGTCAGGCTATGTCGAGTCGTGGGCGTCGAGCGCCGACACGCCGCGCGCCGTCATGGAGAGCCGCGAAGACCCGCGCATGAACCAGTCGGGCATCATCGACATGCTCGAATACCACGGCTACGTGCAGGGCAAGATGCTGCTCGACTACGGCATGCCGGCCGAGCAGATAATGGACCCGCTGGCTGATTACTTCGTCGATGCTTTCAAGATCGGCCGCTATATCATCAAGGTGCAGTTCTCTCCCTCCCTCAGGAAGCGGCCGTACTATTATGTCACGTCATTTGAGAAAGTCCCTGGGACGGTGGTCGGTAATGCACTGCCGGACATCCTGGCAGACATCGGAGACGCGGCGAATGCTGCGCTCAGGTCCCTCATCAACAACATGGCCATCGCCTCCGGCCCCCAAGTCGTCATCAACGACGACCGCGTCGCCGACAACGAAGACTCCGACCAGCTCTACCCGTGGAAGCGATGGCACGTCGTAAACGACCCGCTCGGCTCCAACAACGTCGCTCCCGTCGACTTCTTCCAGCCCTCGTCCAACGCCCAGGAGCTGCTCGGTGTATACGAGAAGTTTACCCAGATCGGCGATGAGCTATCCGCCATCCCTCGCTACGTCACCGGCTCCGACCGCATGGGTGGAGCAGGACGCACCGCGTCTGGCCTGGCCATGCTCATGGGCAACTCAGCCAAGATACTGCAAACCGTCGCCGCCAACATCGACCGAGATGTGGTCCAGCCTGTCTGCGAAGAGCTCTACGACCTGACCATGCTGACCGACACCACGGGAACTCTGCGCGGTGACGAGTCGATCGTCGTGCTCGGCGTCAACGTCGCCATGCAGCGCGAGACGCAGCGCCAGCGCCAATTGGAATTCCTCCAGATTACCGCCAACCCGATCGACACGCAGATCACCGGCATCCGCGGCCGCGCCAACGTGCTGCGCACCGTCGCCGAGGGGATCGGCATGTCGGGCGTCGACATCGTGCCGCCGGACGACGAGATCAAGGCACAGATGGACGCTAACAACCAAGGACCGCCGGGGGTTGGAGCTCCCGGCGCAGCACCGGGTGGTCCCAGCGGTGCCTTACCTGGGGCACAGTCAGGGCCACCTGGTGCGCCACAGGGTCCGCAGACCAACGTGGTGTCGAAGACGCCCGGCCAGGTGCCCAACACCGGCCAGATGCCAAACCCGGCGCAAGGTCCAGCGTGATGGTGAAGCCTGTTAAGCCGAAGCCACGACTGCGCAATATTGGCCTGCCGGGCACCCACAAGAGGCTGAAGGCCGAAGAGAAATTCATGGAGACCATGGATATCGTTCGCGGTGGTCAGGTCGAGGATGTCGGGACAGCAAAAGCGCGTCGCCTCGGGACGCGGACGAAGAAGGAAATGCGCCGGCGAGGGTCCGATCTGAACAGCATGATGGACCTGGCCGATACTGGCAGCGTTGGACTTAGCAAGGGTGGCGCGATCCGCGACTACCGCAAATAGGAGAAACGAGAATGGCCGTTACCAAATCCAAGCCAGCCGGCAAGAACAAGATCGAGGCCGGTCCGTCCAACAAGATGCACAAGTTCGGCGGCGCCGGCGAGCAGAAGCCGGGCGTTAGCTCCGTCGAGGCCAAGGGTGGCGGCGGCAAGTTCGCCAAGGGTGGACCCTCGGGCAAGATGCACAAGTTCAAGGGCGTCGGCACCCAGAAGCCCGGCTTCACGTCGGTCGAGACCGGCGGTGGCAAGAAGGGCAGCTACGCGAAGTAGCCATGGCCAAGGGCATCGGAGCGCACGTCCCGAAGACCTCGGGAGCGGGAGTGTCGAGGTATAGCTACCAGCGTGGCTACGATCTCGGCAACCAGTCGCGCGGTGGCCTCGCCGACTTCAAGACCTCCACCCAGGACACGCCGAAGCGCCGCAGCTACGGCAAGACCGGAGGGGGGAGTAACATGGATGTAAGTTACGGTAGCACTTACACCGGCCCCGACGACATCGAGGCGGCCGGCAAGGCGAAGCGGCCGAAGTCCAGCGTCAAGCTCGACCGCGGCAAAGACAGGGAGATCAAGTGATGCCACGTGGTGACACGTCAAACCAGGGCGCCAATGGCGGCTGGAACTCGATGATCAGTCGGGCGCCGCAGCGCCAGATGATGACCAAGGCGCCGATGGCGATGGGGCGCGCTCCCGGACTCGCCGGGCCCGGCGCCGGCCCGACCAACAACGGCATGAACCAGATGGCCATGCAGCAGCGCGTCGCTGGCGGCGGGCGTTCGCCGGCACCAGGACCCGGCGTTGCGCCGGCGATGCCGGGACGGCCGATGCCTGGCGCTGGCGGCGACCCGATGCAGGCGCGTTCCCAGATGGAGGCGGCGCGTGCGCAGAAGATGAAGATGGCCGGCATCATGCCTGGAGGCGCTGGTGATCCCATGGCGGCCCGCAAGGCAGCGGCCATGCAGCGCATGGGACCCAACCCTGGCACCATGGCGCAGATCAAGGGCGCGCCGGCACCTGCTGGCGGGGCACCGATCGGCAACATGGCCCGCCTCGGCGGCATCTGATGGCGGTCGACAACCGGGAGCTGGTCCACGCAGCAATGGAGCTGCGCGCGGCGGCTCCTGACCAGTGGGTTCTGCTAGTCCAGGCGCTCGGCAACTACGCCGCCAATCTGACCTCGGAGATGGTGCGCGCCGATCCGTCACTGCTCCTGAGGGCGCAAGGCATGGCGATGGCCTGCCACGAAATCCACGGCGTGCTACGAGACGCGCCAACGCTGAACGAGAAGTACCTCGTGGCGCAAATGCAAAAGAGGCCCAACAACCATGTCCCAAACAGCTTCTAACGCTGAACTAGCCGAACGCTACGCACCGAAGCCGCCAGCCCAGGTGCTGGCCGGCTTGGCTGCAGCGGAAGAGATCCGCCGCCAGCTGGCAGCCGGGAACGAACCCGACAACCCGGAGCCGAGACTACCACGTCCGCATCCAGAGCCGCTGCCGCAGCGACCTGGCGTACCGACCCCGCCTCGGCCGGAGCCGGTCAACCCGCTCAACACGCCGTCCTTCCCAGCTAATGACGAAGAGAGCTGGGAGCAGCGAGCCCGATCGGCGCAGGGCCGCTTCGAGAACCAGATGGCGGTCAACCGCCAGCTCAACGACCGGCTGGCCGAGCTCGAGCGTTCGCTGAACTCGATGGCGGCGACCGGTCGCACGCCACCGGCGCCCGCCGCCGAGCCAGAGCCGATCAGGCTGATCACCGACAAGGAGCGCGAGGACTTCGGCGAGGACTTCCTCAACGTGGTGGGCAAGCGCGCCAAGGAGCAGTACGCGCCGGAGTTCGAGCAGCTGTCGCGCCGCCTGAAGAACCTCGAAGGGCGTGTCGAAGGCACGGTGCAGGTCGTCACCCGCAACCAGAAGCAGGAGCTTTACGCCACCCTCGACGCCAGCGTTCCGAACTGGCGCGACATCAATCGCGCCCAGCAGTTCAAGGATTGGCTTGGTCTGGTCGACCCGCTGAGTGGCCGCCGGCGCTTCGATATGCTGCAGGAGGCGTTCACTAGACAGGAAGCGGGGCGTGTTCTATCGTTCTTTCGAGGTTTCACGACTGAGGCTACCGGGACCCCGACAAGCCAGCCGAACCCCGCTCCGACCCCCTCTACGCCGTCATACGCGGCGAATGGCACCACCGGATCGGCACTAACGCTGGAGCAACTTGCGGCACCAGGTAGAGCCAGATCTGCGCCGCAGGGTAATCTGCCGCCGGAAAAACCCATGTACACGCACGCCTGGATCGCTGGGTTCATGGCGGATAAGCGCACGGGCAAGTACCGCGGCCGCGAGGCCGACGCAGATCTCATCGAGCGCGATATCTACCTGGCACAGCATGAAGGGCGCATCGTCTAACGCTAACGCGCGAGAGGGTTCGCCATGGCCTATTCCACCACGGGCGGCTTCCCAGTAGCTGGGGCCGCTACCACGCCGCCAATTTATCCGGTCGGGTCACTGAGCCCGACTCCTGCCTATTCCGGGACGTTCATCCCGGTCCTCTGGTCGACCAAGCTGATCGAGAAGTTCTATGCCTCGACCGTGCTCGCGGCGATCTCGAACACCGACTACGAGGGCGAGATCAAGAACAAGGGCGACACCGTCGTCATCCGCACCAAGCCGTCGATCACCATCAAGGACTACAAGGTCGATGGTCTGCTCGAGGTCGAGCGCCCGGCGTCGAACATCGTCGAGCTGAAGATCGACAAGGGCAAATACTTCAACCTGATCCTCGACGACGTCATGGAGATCCAGTCGGATCTGAACATGATGAACATGTGGAGCGACGACGCTGCACAGCAGTTCAAGATCGTCGTCGACCGCGAAGTCCTGGCTGGCCTGATTGGCAAGGCGGACGCACTGAACCAGGGCACCGCGGCAGGCGCCGTCAGCGGCACCATCAATCTCGGTGCAGCCGGCACTCCGCTGGCAATCGTCGCCCGCAACCCGACCGCCGTCGCCGGCAAGACCGAGATCGTCGATCTGCTGGTCCGACTCGGCCAGGCGCTCGATGAGCAGAACATCCCGGAGACGGGGCGTTGGGCAGTCCTGCCGGCGTGGATCTCGGCGCAGATCAAGATGTCCGAGCTGCGTGACGCATCGCTGACCGGCGACGGCACTTCGATCCTTCGCAACGGCCGGCTCGGCATGGTCGACCGCTTCACGCTCTACGTGTCCAACCTCCTGCCGCACGGCGATTCCATCGGCCTGGGCGGCACGGAGTGGGCGGACTACGCACGCACGAAGCACGCGCTGACGTTCGCCTCGCAGATCAACAAGGTCGAGACTCTGCGCTCCGAGATGACCTTCGGCCAGCTCCTGCGCGGTCTGCAGGTCTATGGCTACAAGGTGCTCGACGGCAAGGCGCTGGCACAGGCGATCGTCACTCCGGGCTGATAAGGTGGGGCACAGCGCCCCACCCCAGGCAAGGAGTTCTCGATGGCCACCTCGGCACTGGAAACGGTAGGCGACTACATCGCAGAAGCACGCGTGCTGCTGCAGGACATCTATGTGCCATATCGCTACGCCGACGCCGAACTGGTTTCTGCCCTGAATACGGCACTTCTCGAGGTCCGGCGCCTGCGCGCCGACCTCCTTTTGCCGTCGTTCGATATCCCCTACTACCCGGCGACGCCGACCACCACCAAGGTGCCGTTCGAGCCGATGTACCGCAACGCGCTGGTCTACTACATCGTCGGTCGCGCGCAGCTGCGCGACGACGAGGCGAACGTCGACGCGCGGGCCGCTTCCCTAATCACCAAGTTCACGGCACAGATGCTGTCGATCAGCTCGTGAGGAGAGACATGGCCGCTGACAACGAAGACCACGACGAGGAAGACGCCAAGGCGCTGGGCTGCACTGCCAGGCTGGAGGTGCGCTGGGTGGGCAAGATGAGCGACAGCGACCGCCAGTACGTCGCTGACTGGCTGCAGCACCAGGCTGACCAGCTGTTCGCCGAAGGTAACAAGTACGCCGCGATCTACACCGCGCAGCTGGACCCGGAGGGCTGACAGTTGGGCACCTGCGTCCCCGCCGATCGCATCATCCAGAGCGTCCTGGTGCACGCCCCGGGGACGACTGAGCAGGTCGTGCAGCTGCAGCTGTTCAACACGATGGATGAGTTCTTCCGCCGCACCTCCGTGTGGCGCGTGGAGAGCGACATCCAGATGGACGAGAACACGCGGGAGTATTCGCTCCCGGTGCCGCTCGACGCGGCGTTCGTCAGGATCATCAGCCTCAACCTGGGTGGGACCCCGGTGCCTCCGACAGGCGGCTCCACCGTGCAGCTGGCGATCGGCCGACTAACCGCGGATCAGACGTTCGGTGATGGCGACACCGAGTACGACGCCGACATTCTCGGCCCGCCGGTCGGGGCTAGCGCCTTCAGCTATGCGATCTACCGGCCGGGCTATATCACGCTGTCGCAGCTGCCGACGACCGAGCAGCTGATGTCGTCGCTCAACGCACTGATCGTACTGACTATCGCCAAGTCATCGCTCGAATGTTCGCCGGGCGACTGGCAAATCGAAGAGTGGATGCACGACATGTTCTTCGAGGATTGGCTCAACGGCACCCTTGGGCGGCTGTTCGCCATGCCGTCGAAGCCGTGGTCGAACAAGGATCTAGCCGCCTACCACGGCAAGAAGTACCGGCAGGGAATGGGGCAGCGGAAGCAGGAGAGTAACCGCGGCTTCGTCTATGGCCGTCCCGGTTGGCGCTACCCGCGTCAGGGAGGGTGGGTCTGAGTGTCGGGGATCTATGACAACGCTCGCCTGAAGTTCGCTACCGCTGCCCTCGACTGGCGGTCGGCGAACTATCTGCTGACCGCATGGAAGGGGACCAAGGACTTCGTACCGGCCGACGCCAACATTTCTATGATCACCGCGCGCGGCCAGGCACAGCAGGTCGGCACCTCGATGCCGATCGTCGGCAAGGCCGTCGACACCAAGGGCGTGATGAAAACCAACGCGGTCGTCATCCAGGGGATACCCGCTGGAAACACCGTCACGTTCTTCGTCATGGCGCTCGGCACCGAGCCGATGTTGTTTGTCGACGACGTGCTCGGCTTGCCGTACCTGAGCAATGGGCTCGACATCGTGGTGCAGCCTGACTGGGCTCTCGCTCAAGGATGGTGCCGTGTCTAACAGCCCGCTCCTCAACCACCCGATGCTCTGGGGCTACTGGAACAGCGACGCCTGGAACGCCGATGAGTTCAATGGCGGTGGCCTAAACGTGCCGATCTCGCCGATGCAGTTCGACACGTTCGATCCGTTCCCCGTGTTCCTCATCACGCCGGACATGATGTCGGTCTTCAACGAGTGCGCGGACCTGATCGTGCGCAGCGAGCCGTCGGTGGTGGTGGTGCCAGCCGATGATACCGTGCTGTTCATAAGGAACGCCGCATGAGCACCATCGTAAAAACCTTCAGGAAGGCGGCGATCGAGCGCAGGCAGCTGGTCGTCGACTACTCGTGCTGGCTGAAGGATGCAGAGATCCTTACCGGCTTCCAGACGCTCATCCAGCCGCTGACCGAGGATGCGCCCCTGACAGTGACGATCGCCTACAGCGACGCCGAGCACACCAAGCTCGCCATGTACGTCTCGGGCGGCAAGGGCAACAACGGCTACACCGTGCAGCTGATGGTGACCACTGATCTCGGCCAGCTCAAGCGTGACGACATCGGGGTGAGGGTGACGCCATGAGCCTGCTTTTCAAGAACAACGCGACCGGGCGGCTCAGAAGCAACACGCTAGCTTCCAGCACGCTGCTCACGCTCGACACCGGCGAGGGCAACAAGTTCCCGTTGCCGGGGGCGGGCGACTGGTTCTGGGTCACGCTAGACGATCGCCGCGAAGGCAAGATCGAGATCTGCAAGTGCACGTCCCGATCCACCGACAACCTGACCGTGGTGCGCGCCCAGGAGGGCACCGTCGCACTGGACTTCCTGGCGGGCGCTATCGTCTCCAATCGCTTCACCGCGCAGACCCTGGCGGACATCCTGAACGCGGTCGCCTGGGACAAGCCGACGACCGACGCCCGCTTCATCAACGCCTCCGGCGATGCGATGACCGGGCCGCTGACTGTGCTCGCGCCGCTCAATGCAATGGAGCCGACGACCAAGCAGTATGTCGACGCCAAGCCGGGCTTCGCCGACGCGCCCAACGACACCAACATGTACGGCCGCCAGGCCAACGCCTGGATCGTCGCGGTGCGCGACTCGGACTATACCGACGCTATCGTGCTGACCAAGGTCAAGCGCGTAGACGGGGCCGGATCCGGCCTCGACGCCGATATGCTCGACGGGCAGGAGGGCACCTACTACGCCACGGCAGCCGGGCTGACCGCGAACAACGACCAGACTGCGCTCAACACCAGCAACATCGCGACGCTGACGACGCAGATGTCGGCCAAGGCCAACATCAACAGCCCGGCGCTGACCGGCGTGCCGACGGCCCCGACAGCCGGGCCCGGCACCAACAGCCCGCAGATCGCCACGACCGAGTTCGTGATGGCCTCGATCACCACGTCGGGCGGCTTCCCTGAAGCTCCGAACGACGGTGGCATCTACGGCCGCCAGTCGCTGGGCTGGAGGGACATCAGTCCTGACCTATTCGGCAAGGTCGCCAAGGCCGGCGATACGATGACCGGGCACCTCGGTCTGCCGACTGGGCCAGCAGCGGCCAACGCGGTGCGCAAGGACTACGTCGACACTGCTGACGCGGCCCGGGCTCCTCTGGTGCACACCCATGCCCAGGCTGATGTCACTAACCTGGTCACTGACCTAGCCGCCAAGGCACCCCTGGCCTCGCCTGCGCTTACCGGGGTGCCGACCGCGCCGACGGCCGCTGGCGGCACCAGCAGCACGCAGCTCGCCACGACGGCATTCGTCGCTACAGCAAATGCGCTAAAGGCGAACTTGGACTCTCCGGTGTTCACCGGCAACCCGACTGCGCCCACCCCGGCAGCCGGTGATAACGACCAGTCGATCGCCACCACGGCGTTCGTGAAGACTGCGCTCGCAAGCGGCGTTCCGGCTGGGGCCGTGATGCACTTCGCCATGATCACGCCGCCAACCGGCTGGCTTAAAGCCAACGGCGCGCTCGTCTCGCGCACGACCTACACTGCCCTGTTCGCGGCCATCGGCACGACGTTCGGCGTCGGCGACGGCTCGACGACGTTCGGCCTGCCCGATCTGCGCGGCGAGTTCGTGCGCGGCTTCGACGACGGCCGCACCGTAGACAATGGCCGCGCCTTCGGCTCGGCGCAGACGGGCGGCGTCGAGAGCCATACGCACGCGGTCTCAGGTACGACCGCTGGCAACTCGGCCGACCACACGCACCCGATCAATGGCACGACCGCGACTGAGAGCGTCGACCACACGCACAGCTTCTCTGACGCTTCGTCGGCGACCGGCGGCGTCAGCGCCAACCACACGCATACCTTCTCCGACGCTTCGTCGGCGACCGGCACCGGCAGCGCCAACCACACACATACCTATACTGCCACCATAGGTTCGGGCGTTGGCATAGCAGGCGGCGCTCAAAACCCGTCCGTAACAGCGAATACCGGCGCTTCTGGCGCGGCGCACACGCACACGGTCGCAGTCTCGGGTACGACCGGTGGCAACTCGGTCACCCACACGCACACCGTCGCTGTCGGCGGCACGACCGGCGGCAGAAGCGCCGCTCACACGCATGCTCTGAGCTTTAATTCCGGCCTTAACAGCGTCGACCACACGCACACGTTCAGCGCTACATCGACGGCCAACTCTGGTGCTATTACCGAGACACGGCCGCGCAACATCGCTTTGATGGCATGCATCAAAACCTGAGGAGGCTCGCATGAGCAAACTACCGATGATCGCCTACCTCTACGACGAGGAGACCGGCGTCTATCTCAACCAGACTGCCGAAGCCAAGGAAGACGCAAAGGCTAAAGGCACCTTCATCATTCCGACCTACGCCACCCTGGACGTGCCGCCGTCAGTGCCGGATCCCCGGCGTCATGTTGCCGTCTATCGCAACGACGAGTGGCACGTCGAGCGTAAGGCGTCGGTGGCACTTACTGATGGGCAAGGTTCGCCGAAGGAAACCACCAAGAGGGTCAAAGCCCCAGCAGATGCGGACGATCGCAGGTGATCGCTAAGGGCAGTCGCCTGACAGGAGTATGACGTGGCCGACGAAGTCGAACCGCACGTAGCAGTACCGCCGGCCGCCACTCCGACGCCCGGGGATCTGTACGCCGAGCTCTCGTCAAAGACGATATGGCTGGGCGTGGCGCCTGCTGTCGACGCGAGCGGCTTTGTCCTCCTGGCGGACATCACCGGCGACAGGGCCTACACTGACACCAAGCTGGTCGAAGCCAAGACTTACACCGACACCAAGACCTCGCCTCTTGCTCCGAAGGCGAGCCCGGCACTTACCGGCGTTCCCACCGCTCCGACGGCAGCTGTTGCAACCAACAACACGCAAATCGCCACGACGAAGTTCGTCAAGGACGCGATCGCCTCGGCCACGTCGGGCACAGAGGACGACGTGCTCAGCCCATGGGTGGCTGGAATGATCACGGTCTGGTCGGGCGACCCGACCCAGATCGGCAGCGGCAAGCTGGCCGGCTGGCATCTGTGCGACGGAGCCGCGCTGTCGACGACGATCTACGCGGATCTCTACGCCGCGCTCGGCACGCGCCACAACGGCACGCCGGCGCCGCCGGCTGGCACTTTCAGGATCCCCAACCTGACGGATCGCTTCCTCGTCGGCTCAGGCAACGCCAAGCAGATGGGCGACAAGAATGCCATGGACGCCTCGCGCGTCACTTCGCCCAACCCGGCTACGCCGTCGGCGCACTCGCATGGCGCTGGTGCAGGCGTGACAGGCAACACGGCGCTGACGCTGGCAATGCTGCCCGCGCACTCCCACCCGATCAATATCCAGAACGCCCCAGGCGTGGTCAGCACCAGCCCGGCGCACTCGCACGGTTACACGCGATATGGCGCCCAGGGGGCTGCTGAGGCTGGCCCATACCCAGGCGTTTGGATGGGCGGCACCACCGTGCAGACCGACAGCGAGCCGGGTCATAAACACACCGTGACGACCGACGTCGTCGGCAACACGGGCAACACGGGCAGCGGGGCGACGCACTCGCACACCATCGCCGCTAGCGGGACGCACGAGCATCTCATGACTTCGGCCAATATCCGCGAGGTGCTCCCGTACCTGGCGCTGGCCTACATCATCAAGCTCTAAGGAGGATCCGATGGGACGTTCACAGCGGTCGAAAGTCGAGGTCCACGGATCTCTCTACCTCTCGCCGGAAGGAGCTGACTGGCCGAACCATCCGTGGTGGCCGGGTGAGCCGGTCGGGGGAGGAGGCGGAGAGACCGCCCCCATAGTCTCTGCGCTGAGCCCCAACGAAACCTACATCGGCAGCCCGGACCTATCGGTCACGGTGACCGGCGAAGGGTTCACTGCCGGCAGCGTCGTCAAAGGCGACGGCGTTCCAAAAGCTACGACGTTCGTGTCCGCCACGTCTCTCCAGTTCGACCTGCCCGCTGCCGATTTGGCCGTTTCAAGAACCATTAACATCGCCGTCAGCAACGACGGTGGTCCCGACTCTGACTTCAAGGTATTCAACGTGGCAGGCGTGGCACCGGTAGCGCCCACGCTTACGGCCCTCACTCCGAACAGCGTGACGGCTGGTAGTTCCGACGCATCCATCGTGATCGACGGAACGAACTTCGACGCCTCCTCTGTCGTCATGCTCAACGGCGAAACGCCGCTGACGCCGACAGCTATCGGCGCCACGCAGCTGACGTTCACCCTGCCTGCTAACTGGATGATCAACCCCGCCACGTTCCAGATGAGCGTGATCACTGCAGCGGGCACTTCGAACGCGCTGCCGCTAACGGTCGCGGCAGCGGTAGCTAATCCGACGATCACCAGCATAAGCCCGGATACGGTCCCGGTTGGGTCCTCGGATACCCAGATCACCGTTACCGGCACCAACTTCGACGCGACCTGCGGGGTCTCGCTTACCGACATCGCCGTGGCGTCCGTGTTCGTAAACGCTACGACGATGACGGCTACCATCCCAGCGGCCAACTTTCAGTACGAAGGCAGCACGATGCCGATCAAAGTTACCAAGCCGGGGGCCACCACTTCGAACGCGGTCAACCTCGTTGTGGGGCCGGCAGCGCCAACTGGGCCGGTGATCACGTCCACGATCCCTGCCGCTTGCTTGGTTGGCGAGACACCTTCCGTCAGCGTTATGGGGACTGGGTTCACGTCCAGTTCCGTTGTCTACCTTGACGGCGCGCAACAGGCGACCACCTTCATCGACAGCACGCTGGTCCAATTCTTCATTCCGGCAGCTTCGACTGCTGCTGCCGATGTAATAGACGTGACTGTCAGCAACGACAGCGGAGCCACTCACTCCCCCCCTGTGTCGTTCACCGTCACGGCAGCGGCGGCAAGAGGCAAGAAGAAGCGCTGATGGCAGTCATCCGCATCCAGGATTTCTCGGGCGCAGTGCCGGTCAAGGGCGATCGGGCGCTGCCCGACGGCTTTGCCGTCGAGTCCGTCAACACCTGGCTGTACGGATCGGAGCTGCGCGGCATCCGGCCGCCGACCCTGCTTACCCCACCGTCGCCCGTGCTGGCCTCGACACGCAGGATCCTGCGTGCCCCGAAGCGGACAGTAGGTCAACTGCCGAGCGACCTGACCGACTCGGTGTGGGTGCAGTTCGACGACCCGGATACCGACATCGTCAAAGGCCAGCTCGTCGAAGACCAGTACGAGCGCTGGTACGCCTGCTCGCCGGCGCTAGGCCCGGTCTACAACACCTACGCCAGGATGCTGACCGCCTCGCCATGGATGCGCCTCGGCGTCCCGGGCCCGGCGATCAACACCACTGGCACCAACGCCGACACGCCGACCATCGTGTCCATCACTGGCGGCGCGGTTCCGGTCCTGACGCGCAGCTACCTCTACACCTGGGTCAATCAGTATGGCGAGGAGAGCGCGCCGTCGCTGCCGGTCACCGGATCCGGCAACGGCAACGCCGTGTGGACTATCGGCAACATCAAGGACCCGCCCAACCTCACCGGGCAGAGCCCACCCTACGCTGCCTACACCAAGAAGCGGCTGTACCGCACGGTCACCGGCGCCAGCGGCCAGACCACCTACTATCGCGTCGTCGAGATAGACGCAGGCGTAGGCACGCTCACCTACGCCGATGACACCAACGTCCTGACCGACGCCAAGATCGTCAACAACCTGACGCTGATCTCAACGAGCTGGCAACCGCCGCCCGTCGATCTGCAGGGCTGGATCGCCATGCCCAACGGCTTCCTGATCGGCTTCGACAGAGCGGACCCGGCCGGCGGCGGCGGTGGCAACAACCTCTACTTCTCCGACGCATACCACTTCCACGCCTGGCCGCCGGAGTGGAAGCAGGCGACCGAGACGCCGATCGTCGGACTGGGCGTGCTCGGCCAGACCTGCGTCGTCGCCACGCAGGGCTACCCGGCTACGGTCACTGGCTCCAAGCCGCAGACCTGCGCCTTCACCAAGGCGACTACCGGCGAGCCGTGCCTGTCGCGAGGCGGCATCGTGTCGACGCCGGACGGCGTGATCTACCCGTCGCAGAACGGGCTGGTCGTCATCGGCCCCGGCGGCATCAACAACGTCACCCAGTCGATCATCACCCGCGACGAGTGGATCAAGAGCTACTCGCCGCAGCGCATACGGGCCGTCCGCTACCAGAACGGTTACCTGGCGCTGCAGGTGGCGGCATCCGGGCCGCCCAACAACAAGGGCTTCTTCCTCGATCCGACGTCGCTGAAGGTGGCGCTGACCGATCTCTCCGAGTTCGACAACGTCGTCAACATCATGACCGACGTGTGGTCCGGCGAGGTGCTGCTCATCGAGGGTGCCAACGTCTACCGCTGGGACCCGCCGACCACCGACATGTGGCCGGTGCGCTGGAAGTCGAAGGAGTTCCAGTATCCGTTCAAGGAGAACTTTGGCGCTTACGCCATCTACTGGGACGCGCTGCGCGTCGGCACAACGACAGAGGGACCTGATGTCTGCCCGCTCGCCGACCAGGTGCACTTCAAGGTGTGGGCCAACAGGACGCTTCGCTACGACATGAAGGTGCCGGCCAACGGCCAGGCGATCAAGCTGCCGTCCGGCTTCAAGTCCGACATCTGGCAGTTTGAGATCGCCGCCCGTGCGCCGGTCTATTCGCTGCACGTCGCGTCGAGCACGAAGGAGCTGAGAGCGGTATGACCATCTCGCATCCGCTGTCGGACCAGGGTCGTGTCAAGACTCGCCGCGACATCCCCACCGTCCCGGAGCCGCTCCAGGAGGTGGGGGCGCTGTTCCGCACCTGCTACGCGCTGAAGCAGACGACCGACATGCTGACCGGGCAGACCCGCGAGATCGGCGAGCGCGCCGTGACCTGGAACGACCTGCTGCGACTTGGCGTCGTCACTGCGCCCGACCTGCCACAGGACTGACATGGACCAGATCGTCACCAACAACCCCGACTATGGCAACGAGATCGCCAGTGCATCACGCACATTTTACGATCCGAAATGTCACGCGAACATCGCTCGAGTGCGCGATGGCGAGGTGCTGGCCGGCATCGTCTACACGCACTTCAACCACGAGTCCGTGCAGTGCCACACCGCGGTATTCGCCGAGCATGGGCTCAACCGGGATCTGCTTTTCTGCAGCTTCGACTACCCGTTCC